CCGGCTTTGGCGGGGTCGACACCACACCTTTACATGCCAGATAGGTATCTAACAGGTATTGGTAGACGGGAGTAGTCGTACACGGATGTACTCTACTCCAGCTCGTGACAGTCTTTTGTGGACAAGCACGACCTTTGATCGACACTGATGGATCTGAGAAGCCTAATACACGAAACAAGCAGGCTTGTGCCTGCCTATGATCGTGTACTCGTTCATAAACGCTCTCTGCTTTCAACATCTTGGACATAAGTATGCCGCCCCGAACCTTAATCAGCTTACGCTGATAGGCACAGGGCCACGGTATGTTAATCCCAGACGTCGTGCTCTCAGTATGAGGCACTAATGGAAGCTTATATGCATCTACGAGCGATTTGGCGATTTCCCAAACAGGTCCACTTGGTATACCAACTGAAAATAGAAGGTTTGCAACATGTGCTGCCTCTCTCCTATTAGTTGGCTCTTTGCGAATATATAACGGACGGACGTTGATCCCGGCTTTAAAGTCGGCACCACAGGATTCTCTAAAGTCTCCTGAGGAAAACGTTTTGTCGTTGTTCGTATAGAAACCCAAGTGCCTAAGGAGTTTAATAACTCTATCTGCGAGTGTGTTCTCAATGATGATATCATCACCGTAAACCAACGGATTTGCTGAACCTACTGCCACGCAAGCGGCATAAAAGATTAGCGTCTCCAATGGGAAGGTTGAACCGTTTCCCATGCTCGCAAATTTCTGGTAAACCCCAACACCTACCTCCTTACCTTTGTATGCGCGTGAGCGCACGGCAGAGAGGTAGTTAAACCATTTCCTTGGCAACAGCGTCCTAACGCACTCATAAGAGAGCGTATCAGATGCCATTGACAGGTCGATGGTGGCCCAAGCTCCGGTTAAGGAGCCTACCTGGGCACGTTGTTGGTTGTTGGACTGCGTTGATAGGTCGATTGGCGTATACCGCTTAAACCGGCGTTTGACATAACTGTCAAAGGCTAGCTGCAGCGGCAACGATGCCATCGGCTCGCACGCAATACTACGATGTGTTTTCCAGTTCTTAGGAACAAAGACCACACGATTGAAATCGGTGGTCTTGATTTTGACCTCTTCCACGCTGAATCCATTCCAACGTAGAAGTGCATCGATAAAGGGCTTTGCACCATGTGAACAGCTGATCCGTTTACGAATTTTCATGAACGGTAGGCTGTCAGCTCTGGTGCTGTCCTCTGTTGCACCACTGGTCAACCTTACCAGCTCTGGAAGCTGGTTAAGGAATGATCCAAAACGACCAAGTACACCCGTGATGACAATACGCATGCGCTCTTTTTCGAGCGCATACGCGTCTCTTTCCGGATACGAATCATAGTGCTTTAAGCGTTTATTTGCAATTCTGCAAAGACACTCGGCACGGTGAAAGTTTTTGACCGCTGCATCAATGCAGTGCGGTCCGGAGAAGGCTGCATTCTTCGAGAAGAATGCCGCAATTTGGGTTGCCACTTGGTAGTCGCCTATTTCGCTACGCAAAGGCTCAGTGTAAGCATTCGATGTTAGACGCTTCAAGTCCCTGGCGCGGATTGCGCCAGATAAAAACTTGAATACTTTAACGTCCGACAACAAATGTTTGTGCTCGTCGAGGTACGCATTTGCAATTGCAAATGTATTTAGGTTCTGCATGATAGATACCTCCGCCCGAATGGGCTGGGTTAAGTTTGAACGCCGCATGGACTCCGTTAGGAGCCAGCAGTAACACAAGTAAGACGGCAATCACTGGCCACCTCCGCCAAAAAGGTAGAGATAAGTCAGTAAAAGGATGACAACCATGCTCCCTGCGAAAAGCAGGTAGATAGTAAACATCCGGTGCATCTTACACGACGAAGTTCTGAGTCACGAAGGATGCCAAGAAGGCAGTATCCGAACTCAGATCGGCGAAGCGTGTTTTAGCAGCGTCAACATCAGCAGTTTGTGCGCCAACAGGCACACGAACCACTACCTCGATTGAGATACGCTGAGCCAAAGGAGCGTTAGACGCGTCGGTAGACCCTACTACAATCTTTGAGCTCATTTCTGAGACACCATTGATGTTGGTTGGGACTTTCCGCTTTTGGATCAGGAGATCTGGCTTAGCAATTGTATGCGAAGGACCAGTATAGGTGCGACTGTTGCCGTTATCGGCAAATTGAGCGTATGCAGTTTGCATAATATATATCCTATGTTGTGCACTATTGTGTTAATTATGACAGCTTCTTCGATAGCGCGGAAACTAGAAGTGCCAATAAATCGGCCAAGTGAATATCACTCAGGCCGAAACCGTTGAACTGAAGCTCTCCAAGACTACCTCCCGGTAGTCTAGCGCGTACCTCACCAGTGGTGACAGTTTTTGTGTCGTAGCTTCCACGCCAGCCGCTTCCACTACCGTTATCTCTCATGCCTTTTCCTATAAAGGATTTGGTATAGAGTATCTTGTAGTTTTGGCTTAGAGCTAAATCAGGAAACTCGCCCGCTGCTTCTAATGAGGTTAGGAACGAACCCACTTCCACGAACCAATCCACGATAAATGAGAATCTTAACAATTCCCATCCAGTCGTTAACGGAGCAATCCGGAAAAGTTGGGGACGGATCTGGGAACCTGCATAACCATAGGCTGCTATCTTGACATCTACGTCATAAGTGCAGTCTAGGCTGAAGTATCCGTGATCCCAGTCGAACTCCTCTTCCTTGTTGTACTGCCATGTGCCAGCTTTGCGTTCAGAGTACCATTTAAGTTTGGTATCTTTGGCGTTGTTGGCCTTGATCCAGTCGCGGATGGAATAGACTAAGGGCATAAGCCCGTATCTATACCACAACCAGCGACTAGCCAATGCATTCGGTGAGTTTATTAGCTCAATCAGATGCTTGGTCTTCATGGTAGTTACTATTTTGACAAATTGGCTTAGAAAGTCCTTAAACATGCGTACGGTTTCCCGTAGCTCGCCAAGGGCTGTTCCTAAATCGAAGTACTTCGTGGCTAGTGCCGCAGCCGCTCCTGTAGTAAGAGCGTCCAGGTTACAACCCGATTCTTCAAGCCAAAAGGCAATATCGCCTTCACTTGCTTCAAATCCTTGACCACCTGGCGGCATAGCCGACATGTGATTGCTGGATGAGCGAGCAGTGTAGCCTTCGGCCGAGTAGTTCCAAGAACAGGAACACTTCGTGTCGAAGCGATGCCAAAAGTAGCTATTCAAGGGTAAGCGCTCACGTGAGCGCTGATAGTTAGGAGTGTCGGCACCGCTGACGATCCATTTTGATTGAGAGGCGGCCGGTGTGGCCCACTCTTGTGTCAAATGGGTTCCGTCAGCCAACGTGGTGAACTCGGTTTCAGTCCCGCCTAACGGTGGTGTGCCAGTGACTCGTTCCATATGAAGCAATATCCTTCTACGCTAAAGCTTAGGTGGATAATCCAATGTCAAGGATGACATCGAGGTCCCGAAAGCGCCGGTTCGGTTGGCATGATGACCCTCTCTCTGAACGGGCACATTTGCTGCCTTATTAGCTTTCAGCCTTGCATCTGTGTTGCTATCCTCTCGCGGCT